TATTATGGGTACACTTCCTGGATACCCATCTGCTACTCCAGACATTAATAAAGGTTTCAATGATCCAACAGGAAAGTATCCTTCCGAAGCAATTACTAACTCCAATCATTCTATTAATGAAACAGATGTCAATCGTTTAGGGCAAGGCATTGTTTCAGAAACTCACCTTGCTTTACAGAAACGCAGAATTTCAAGATTAAGCACTGATGACCGCACTGCTGTTAATCCTAGTGTAGATATTGCGACAAGACCATACATTCAAAATAAACAAGATGCTGTTCAAGAAGAAAGAACCACTTGGGATGAACCAGCACCAAAAGGTTTATTACCAGATGATCCATTTTATAACTCTGGTGAGTATCCTTACAATCATGTATTTGAAAGTGAGTCTGGTCATATTTTTGAAACTGATGACACTCCAGGTGCTGAGAGATTATTGCGTCAACACAAGTCAGGAACTTTTGAAGAGATACACCCAGATGGTAAAAGAGTTGTTAAGATTGTTGGTGACAATTATGAGATTGTCGCAGGCAAATCAAATGTATTCATTAAAGGTGATGTTAATCTAACTGTTGATGGAAACAAAAGAGAATTAATTAAAGGTGATTATGTTTTAGAAGTTCAAGGAAACATGTATGAGAAAGTTCACAAAGACAAAGATATGAAAGTTGGGGCGAGTGGTGTTGGTAACTTGTCTGAAGAAATATTAGGTAATCACGGATTTAATATTAAGAACAGTGTTGTTGGTGTTGTTGGTAGTGATGATGCTGGACTTGATAAAGATTATAGTCTAACAATTAAAGGTAAGAGATCCGAACAAGTTGGTGGTACATATGAGTTGACCACTGCTGATACATTTACATTGTTCTCACTAGAAGATATAGATATACTTGCTAATTCAAAACTAGCAGCAACTTCAGTAACAGATTTAACATCAATCACTTCTGGCACATCTTTAAATATAAAGTCTGCTTCTAACATGGCAATTAAAACAGAAGCAAAATACAATCTACAAATTGTGGGTGAGTCTAACATTAGATACGAAGGTGATCGACATATTTACAGAGGTGCTGATGATTACGCAAGACATGATGGTGGAGTTAATTACACCTGTAGCAGTGATCCATCTAGAACAAGCGATGATGATTGTACTGATGTGGAGGAAGCATAATGCCATTAGATTTTAAAACACCAAACCTATGTGGAGCAAATCAAAGTTTAAATAATATATTATCTGCTCAAGATGATATGAAGAAAACTTTAAAGAGTTCGATTGCTGGTGGACTAGATGCTTCTGCTCTAGCAACAGCAGTTGGTGCCAATTTAGATACACTTAAAGCAAATATTACTGGACTTCTTCCAGAGTTGCCTACTATACCAGATATAAATTTACAATCTGAATTGACCTCTTTACTTGCTTTGCCAGTTGGAAGTGCTCAGTATCTTTCTAAATTGGCATCTCTTAGAACTCAGTTTGGCGATGCCTTATCATTACAAGGTTTTGATTTTGATAGTCTTATACCAGATTTACTGAGTGGAGATTTAGATGTATGTGGTGCCTGTCCCAATTTATCAATACCATCTGGTGCTGGTTCTCCTATATTAAAAGTTCAAAATTTACCTTTGCCAGATGTGGAACCAGTAGAAGAATTGATTGCTGAAGTGAAAGAAATGTCTTTAGATGTAACACAACTAAGTGAAGATCAATTAACCACAGCATTAGATAATCTCAAAGCAACTTTCCCAACTACCATTGCTTGATTCGTTATAAATAAGTATTATTACAAGGAACTTGCTAATGTCTGAAACTAAAGAAGCATATTATGACGCACAAAGAGTCAATGCTAGTGAAAGAAACTCACAAAAATATAGTGATATAGATTTATTCTTTGGTAAAAATGCTGGTAATACTGACATCAATAAAATTACTGATGTTCAGGCAGTTAAAAGATCTATCAGAAATCTAGTTTTACTTAATCATTATGAAAAACCATTTCATCCAGAAATAGGTTCTGGTGTGCGTGATATGTTATTTGAGTTAATGACACCTGTAACAGCACAAATACTAGCAAGAAAAATACAAGATGTTATAGAAAACTACGAACCACGAGCAAGACTCGTTGGTGTTCGTGCTAATCCAAACTTAGATAGAAATGAATATAATGTTTCTATAGAATTCTATGTGGTTAATGCACCAACAGAGTTAGTAGAATTAGATGTTATATTAGAGAGATTACGATAATGGCAGACCATATTAATTCAAAAGTTGTAAACGATAAGAGATTAAGAGTAACGGAATTAGACTTTGATAATATAAAGACTAATCTAAAAACATTCCTGAAGTCGCAAGAAGAATTTAAAGACTATGACTTTGAGGGAGCAGGTATCAATATTCTATTAGATACACTCGCATATAATACTCACTACCTTGCTATGAATGCTAATATGTTAGCAAATGAAATGTTCTTAGATAGTGCCTCACTTCGTTCAAGTGTAGTATCTCATGCTAAAAGTTTAGGATATGAAACATCTTCAGCAAGAGCACCTGTTGCTACTGTAGATGTTAAATTAATTACACCTGAATCTTCAAAAACATTATCGTCAGGCACAGCATTTTCTACAAGTTTAGATGGATCATCTTATCAGTATGTTACAATTTCAGATGTAACTGCTACTAATGTTGGTGGAGAAATTATATTTCCAGGTGTTAAACTATATGAAGGTACATACATTACAACAAGATATACAGTTGATAGTAGTGATGTAGACCAAAGATTTTTACTACAAGACACAAGAGCAGATGCTTCAACTTTGACTGTAAAAGTTCAAACATCTTCTACTGATTCAACTACAACAACTTATACTAAAGCAACAGACATTACACAACTTACTGAAGAAAGTAATGTTTATTTCTTACAGGAAACTGATTCTGGTTTCTATCAAGTTTACTTTGGTGATGGTGTTGTGAGTAGAGGTTTATCTAATGGTAATATTGTCATACTAGAATATGTGGTAACTAATAAATCAGTTTCAAATGGTGCTAGTTCTTTTAGTCCACCTGCTAGCATTGATGGTGTAACTAATGTTGTTGTAACAACAACAGCAGCATCTACTGGTGGTTCTGAACCAGAGTCAATTAGATCTATTAAATTAAACGCACCATTAGATTATGCATCTCAAGGAAGATGTGTAACTCCTAACGATTATAAAGTTTATGTTAGAAAATTATTTGCTAATACTCAGGCAGTATCTGTTTGGGGTGGCGAAGATGGAAGTTTTGATAGTAGCACAGGCGTTTCATCAAATCCAGAATATGGTAAAGTATTCATATCAGTTAAGACTACAACAGGTCAAAATTTAACAGCAACACAAAAGAGTAACTTGGTTGCTGCTTTGTCTCCATATAAGGTTGCCTCTGTTAGTCCAGTAATTGTTGATCCTGATGTTACAACTTTAATTTTGAATACAACTTTTAATTATGACTCAACAGCAACAACCAAGACAAAAGAAGAACTTGCTAGTTTAGTTAGAACTACAATTAATGCTTATAATACAACATCACTACAACAATTTAATAGTTCGTTTCGTCATTCTAGAATGACTGGTTTGATTGACGATACTGATAGATCTATTTTAAGTAACACTACAGTTGTGAGTATGGCAAAACTTATTCGACCTGTATCACCTGTTGCTAGTGCGTCATATACAATTAACTTTAATAATAGAATTTACAATCCACACCCAAGTCACCAAGCAATGCAAGGTGGCGTAATTGCTTCTACAGGATTTTATCTAGACAATGACACATCAACAGAATATTTCTTTGATGATGATGGCAATGGCAACTTGAGAATATATTCTTTAGTTGGTTCTCAAGGTACAAGAGTTTATTATTCAAGTACAGCTGGAACAGTAAATTATGCGACTGGTGTTATAACAGTTGGTTCTGTTTATATTTCAGGTGTTGGTTTAGTAGATGGTTCTACTTCGTTAGATATTAGAATAGTTGCTGTACCAGATTCTTATGATATAGTTCCAGTTAGAAACCAAATACTAGAAATTGATACTGCTAATACAGTTGTTAATAGTAGAGTTGATGCTGAGGCAACAACAGGTTTGGGTTATACAGTAACTTCTACTGGTGTAACAACTACAACTTCGATAGATACAACTCCAGTTTATACACCAACAACAGCATATTAAAAAATGAGTGATACAGAAGATAAGTCAAAACTGGCAAATAAAATATCGCCTTTAATTGAAGGACAAGTGCCTGACTTTATTCAGGCAGACCACCCACTGTTTGTTACATTTCTAAAACATTATTATCAATATTTAGAAGCAGGTAGAATTAAATATGATGCTGATGTTCAATACATCAGAGCAGAAACAAATGATGTTGATTATATTATACTTGAAGATAATGGTGAGAATGAAGATAAAAGAATAGTCGTAGAAAGAGGTGATAGTGGTTCTACAGGTCATTTTGCAAACAACGAAACAATTACTGGTAGTACATCTGGTGCTACTGCGACTGTTCTTGTTGAAGATTCTAGAAACTCTCAAATCTTTATTACTTCTCAACAAAAGTTTGTTACTGGTGAAACAATTACAGGTTCCACATCTGGTTCAACAGGAACAGTAACAGAGTATCGTGCTAATCCAGTTCAAAATATTCAACAACTATTAGATTATGCTGATGTAGATAATAACATATTTGATTTCTTAACTCAAATGAGAGATCAATTTATGAATGCCATACCAGAGTCTTTGGCAAGTGGTGTTTCTAAAAGAAATTTAATTAAAAGTATTCGTGACCTTTACACTGCTAAAGGTACATCTGAAGGACACAAGTTATTTCTTAGATTGCTATTAGGAGAAACTCCAGAAATAGTTTATCCTAATCAATTTATGCTTCGTGTATCTAATGGTAACTGGAGTTCTCGTGCTATATTGAGATGTACAACATCTACTGGTGTTGATGGTGAAGAAGCACTTTCTCAATTAATAACAGGTAAAGTGTCTGGTGCGACTGCTACAGTTATAAGTGTTGGTGTATTTGTTGAGGGTGATTTTACTGTCACTGAGTTTGTTATTGATGATATTGTTGGTGTATTTGTTGATGGTGAAATTATAACTTGTACATCAGCAACAAGAAATACTGATGTAACATATACTGTATCATCAGTAATTTATGACGCAACAGTTGTTAATGATGGTATTCTACATTCAGTAAACGAAGATGTTGATGTTGAGGGATTAGGAAGTGGTTTAGAAAAAATACAAGTAGGATCCATAGCAGGTGGTTCGGTAAGTGAAATATTTGTTGATACTGCTGGTACTGGATATGAAGTAGGTGATGATATTGTATTTACTGCTAATTCAGATGACGAAGATATATCAACTGCCGATGCTTTTGTTAGTGTTGTTGGTGGTGGTATTCTACAAGAAAGTGGAACACTAGATGACTCTACACTTACAGAACAAAATATTGTACTTGAAGATGGCACTTCATCTTCACTACAACCATTTCAAATTGCCTTAGAAGAAGGAAACCAATTAAAAGATTTCTTTAAAGGTGATGGTGAAACAAAAGTATTTACACTAACAAATCTAAATGCTAACACCGATACAATTAGAGTTCAGTTAGATGATGTAAATTTAGAAACAACTGACTCACTCAATCAAACAGTTTGGTCTGTATCTGGTACAACTTTGACATTTCTTAACGCACCAGAAAATGGTGTTAAAATATTTGTAAGAGGTAATGATGTAAATTACATATTACTTGATAGTACAGATGGATCCGCAGATGCTGGTCATCAAATATTAACAGACACATTACAAGAAACACAAGATACCTATACAACTGACTCTGATTTAATTGTATTAGAAAGTGGAACATTTGCTGACTTATCTGTCGCAACTGAAGCAGGTAATATTCGTAGAGTATTTGTAAACGATGGTGGTGATGGATATACTAAACTTCCTACACTTACTGTTACAAGCACAAGTGGTTCTGGAACAAAACTATTAGCACTTACTAATGATATTGGTCGTGCTACTGGACTTAATGTCATTAATCCAGGATTTAATCATACTGCCAACAATCCACCAGAACTAGATTTTAGAGCACACTTTGTATTGAAAGATGTAAGTGGTACATTTGCTACCAATAATACTTTAACGACTCACAGTGGTACTGTGAAGTCCTGGAATGCCGATACACAAGTTCTTGAG